ATTCATAACATACCATTAATTACTATGGTAGGTGATGAGTTTATTCATCCAAAGTTTGCGTTCTTAAGTATATTTGAAAAATTCAATGCAGATAAAATAGTTCATGTAGATGTAGATACGATAATACATCCACAAACACCGAATCTCTTTGATTTGTATGAGGATAAACTTACAGTTGTAAAAGATTGTGGGTTACATGATGGTGTAATATCACCACGAATGTCAAAAGGAGTTGATAAATTTGAAAAAGTATTTTCAGAGTTCAATCTAAATAAAGATAATTTTTTTAACTCTGGTGTTATGATGTTTCATAGAAATCATAAAAAGTTGTTAAAAGAGTGCAAGGATTGGGTTACTGATAATTTTAAATCAATTTCAGAATGGTCTCAACAAGGTGGACCAGGATTAGACCAGATACCATTTAATTGGTTCGTACAGAAAAATAAAATTGATTTACAGTTTTTAGATTTAAGATTTAATAGAACAAATCTTTTACGAAAAAAATTAAATGTAGATGACAACTACATAATTCACTTTCGAGGAATTAAAGATAAAAACAAAATAAATGAAATAAAACATATTTATAGTAAGCTATGGTAACATTAGATTATATATTTGAAGAAGTTGAGTATAGAATAGATGAGCCTTGGATTGATTGGAAAAATCCAAACCACATTTCTGTACTATCTGAAGTACTTACTGAAGTAGGTTGGGATTCAATTAAATACCAACTTATAGAAAACTTAATTGAACAAGATGATGATTATGAACATACTGGTGCAGGAGTGTATGTAAAAAAAGGTGATGTAGATAGTGATGGTAAAACAAAACCTGGAGCTCAAAAGTTTAAAAAAGATGGTGAAGGAGATAATGTATCATACAGACCAATATCAGATGATGAGGTAGAAAAGATAAAACAGAAACAAGGTGATGCAGGTAAAAAGGCTGCAGCGAATACTTCACAAAATAAATCCAAAGATGCAGAAGATAGTACAGAACAAGAATCTGAACCACAAACTACTGCATTTAAAGGTAAGGCTGGTAAAAACTATACAGATAATCTACCCGAAGATGACCCTGCAAGTACTAAGAAATCTGAGAAGGAAGTTGAAAAAGATAATGAAGTAAAAGCTGGAATACCTAATCAAAAAGATAAATCTTTAAAAGATGTAGATACAAAAGAATCTGATGTTTACAAAGATAAAACGACTGGAATATCAGATGATGAATTTAAACAAGGACCTGCTAAATCAATATTTGAAAATAGTGGTGATGAATTAAAAGAAGAATCATTAGATGAATATTTTAAATCTGGTAAGATACCAAAAAAATATCAAAAAGTAATTACTCGTTTGATGAATACTGCAAAAGGTTCACAACAGATTACTTCTTATATGACTGGAGTTGGTGCAGGTCAATTACAATCTCAGGCAGGTGAAATCATCACTATGGCTGGTATTGGTATGAGTGATGATGAGTTTGATGGATTCATAGGTAAACTTGAAGAACAAGTATCTAAATATCCAAAAGGTTCAAAACCAGTTGTTACTAAAGATTGGTTAGAATCAGTAAAGCATGTAAGAACTGTTACTAATAAAAGATATGATTCACAATTCGGTAAAGGTAATTGGGAAATTCAAAACACCGCATGGGATGTATCAAACGAATTTGAAGCATTAGGAAACGATAATTACAATAAGAATAAAGGATTTTCTTCAGATATGTATGTGAAAGTATCTGTTAATGGTAAACCCGTCTTAGATGAAATTTCACTTAAAAAAGATACAACTGCAAATATTTACAATGGAGTTGTAACTGATATTAAAAGTTGGTCATCTAATGTACCAGAAAGTGCAGATATAGATGCTTATAAAAAAGGTGAATTAGAAAGACCACAACAATATGGTAAAGATGCTCAACAATTACAAGTTGATAGAAAAATTTTAACATCTGAAGCAGTAATGAAAAATAAAGAATTAAGAACAACTCTTAATGCATTGGGTGTTATTTCTGGTACTGCTGCAAAAGGATATAAACTCGAAAAGAAGGCAGATGAAATTATTACTAAGTTAGAATCAATGCCAGTACCACCACCTATTGATTTAGATAGATTCAAACAAACTTTCAATACTGGTGATAAAACAAGATACAAAAAGTTTTTGATTATGCATGCAGCATGTCAAAGAGCAAAAGAAATTTCTGAAGGAAATACCGAAAAAACTACTGCTGGTGAATTTTTAAATAATCACATTGGATATGAAAAGGGTGAGGATGGAAAATTCCCACAAGGTTCAATTAAAAGATATCAAAACGATACTATTCAATTTTTAGTTGATGATGAAGAGGCTAAGGAAGGATGTTTAAATGCATTAGCAAACAAACTACCAATGAAATCATTATTAGAGGGTGAAGAAAAAATGGCAATAGGTGGATTATCTGCAGACCCTAAAACACTACAAAGAGTTTTTGGTATTGATAATTATAAAGATTTTAAGGCTGGATTAACTATAAAAGAAGATGAAGATGGTAACAATTTTCTTGTGTATCGTTCAGAAGAACCAGCTAAAGAAGTTTCTATTGCAGAGGTTAAGGTGAGACAAAAAGGACAAGGATATGCTTCGAGTGTTGGTTTAGAGTTTGAAATCGCAAAAGATTTTGGAAAAGAACTCTATTCCGCAAATAAAGAAGAGTACCCACCAGAACCAGAAATTTCTGATAAGGAAAAAAGGAAACTTGGAGTAGATTAGTAGGAATCTTATTTCATTTTATACTTATAGATGGATAAATACCTATAGGGAAAAGAATGAAAACACAGTTGCTATGTACTTTTACAACTAAGGAAAACTTACAAACAACTCTTCAAGAAATTAGGACGAAGTATCATATTGTATATAACTACATTTATGTTCTTCAGAATAAAGCGAGTTTAGAGGAGCTTTTTGTAACTTACAATATAGATGTTCAGTATCAACCAGATAAACCATTAGAGAACACTATATTGGTTCATAGAAAGAAACAAAGTAATACCTTGTACACTATTAACGCTCTCAACGAATTAGTGAAGGAAGAAAATAATGGTGTTTTAGATAAATCTTTTTCTATCGATTGGGCTAAGTTTAAAAACTCTATAATAGTAACAAATGTTGAAGGTACGAAAAAAATATCTACACGAGTTTTTGACATTATTGAATTCAACCAAAAATAATTCCAATTTTATTTGGATATTTAAAATTTTTTTTGTATATTAGTACTAAATTATTAAAAAGTTATATGAACAAACAATCCGCAGTGGAGTATTGCGAAGAGAAATACCCACAAACTACACAAGAATTTAAAGACATCCTTGATGAAATGTATGAAACCTTCTGTAAAAAACAGAGGAATTATGGACCGGGTAACATATCAGTTGGTACACCTTTAGAAACCGAAGATGATATCAAAGTTGCACTTACAGGTCTTTGGTTTAGGAAGAATGATAAGATTCAAAGATTATTACAATTAGTGGTAAAAGGACAACCAGATGAAGTAGGTGAAAATATTCAAGATACTTACGAAGATTTATCTGTCTATGGTGTAATATCACAAATTGTACAAAGGAAAAAATGGGCGAAATAAATCTTTCGTTTTTAAAAAAATAGCATATATATATTTACACCAAGTGTAAGAAACGCACTTAAAACTAAACTATAAAACTTAAACACTTAAATTTAAAAATTGAAACATTATGGGAATTGATATTAACGCAATTAAGGGTAGATTGAACAAACTTCAAAATACCCAAAAGAAGTCAGATTCACTTTGGAAGCCAACTCCTGGCAAATCTCAAGTTAGAATCGTACCTTACAAGTTCGACAAAGATAATCCTTTCATCGAACTTTACTTTCACTACAACATTAACAACAAAACTTATTTATCTCCACAATCATTTGGTAGACCAGACCCTATTGTAGAGTTTGCGGATAAACTAAAGAGAATGGGTGATAAAGAAGATTGGAAGGCTGCAAAACAAATGGAGCCTAAGTTAAGAACTTTTGTACCTGTATTAGTTAGAGGACAAGAGGGAGAAGGAGTGAAGTTTTGGGGATTTGGTAAAACTGTATATCAAGAAATTCTTGGATATATTGCAGACCCCGATTATGGTGATATCACCGACCCTGCAAATGGTAGAGATTTAACAATCGAATACAAATCTGCAGAAGAGGCTGGTACTACTTATCCTACTACAACTATTAGAGTTAAACCTAACCAAACACCTTTATCTAATTCAAAAGAAGATGTTACTAAGTTTTTGGATACTCAAACTGAAATTACTGATTTATACTCAGAGTTATCTTACGATGAGTTAAAGAATGTATTGGAAGGATGGTTAAATCCAACTACAGAAAGAAACGAAGATGGTGAAGAATCAGTTGCTGCAGAAACTCTTGGAACAACAGAGACTACTAAAACTGATGATTTACCTTTTGATGTAGATGAAGATAAGCCAAAAGCAACTAAGAAAACAGATGATGTTGCAGCGGCATTTGATGATTTGTTTAACAACTAATACCCACTAAATGGCTAAGAAAAAAGAATTGGATTTAGCAGATATCCTAGCGGATACTCTAAACAAACAAGCAAAAGACCAGAAAGTAGCATTCTTTCTTGATTCGGATGAAGCACCTACAAATGTAGAAGGTTGGATTTCGACTGGAACTGCTATGTTGGATGTTGCTGTATCCAATCGTCCTTATGGTGGTCTACCAATCGGTAGAATAACTGAAATTACAGGTTTAGAACAAAGTGGAAAATCACTATTAGCAGCACACCTCCTTGCCGAAACACAAAAGCAAGGAGGAGTTGCAGTTCTTATTGATACTGAAACTGCAGTGAGTAGAGAATTTTTAGATGCGATTGGTGTTGATGTATCTAAATTACTTTATGTATCAGCTGATTCAGTAGAACAAATTTTTGATTATTGTGAAACTATAATTGAAAAGGTTAGAACTGCTGATAGAGATAAAATAGTTACTATAGTAGTAGATTCAGTTGCAGCAGCATCAACTAAAAATGAGTTAGCTGCAGATTACAACAAGGATGGATATGCAACTGATAAAGCAATTATCATCTCGAAGGCGATGAGGAAAATCACAAACATGATTGGTAGACAAAAGATTACTCTTGTGTTTACTAACCAACTTAGACAAAAGATGGGAGTAATGTTTGGTGACCCTTGGACTACGAGTGGTGGTAAAGCTTTGGCATTCCATAGTTCTGTTAGAATCAGACTGAAGAATATGGGTCAGATTAAAACCAAAGTAAATGGTAAAGATAGAACTGTTGGAATTAAGGTGAGAGCACAAATCGTAAAAAATAGAATGGGGCCACCTTTGAGGGCGGCTGATTTCGAGATATACTTTGAAAGAGGTATTGATAATTATGGTTCGTGGCTTGGAGTTATGAAAGAAAATAAATTGTTAAAACAGGCTGGTGCTTGGTATACCTATACAGATATCGAAACTGGTGAGATTATTAAATTCCAATCAAAAGAATTTATTCCTTTGATGGAAGAAAGAGAAGATGTTAGAGAACAAATCTATAAAAGAATTTGTGAAGCTACTATTCTTCAATACAAAAATGATACACTTGATATAGATGCTATGGAGGTAGATTCAGAGGCACCTGGCGAAAATGATTAATTATGGCAAAGATAGACAAAAAAATTTATGAAATGCTGAAATCTGAAGCTCAAGCTGATAAAAACAAAGCTTTATTATCATTGGAATTACTTGGTAATTTTCCCGCTGGTATCGGAGACCATTCTACAAAAGATTTTTGGGATAATGCAACCGAAGCTTTAAAATTATTAGCATCAGCTGATGAAAGGTTAGAAACTTTAGAAAAGTACTTTAGTAGTAAAGATACTTTAAATGAAGGTCCAACCTACACAACAACAACTACTTAATGAGAAAACTTTACAAAGACATCCTACAATCGGTTGAAAAAGAACACACCCGTAATATCAATAGAAAAAGAAACGATAGAGTTTTAATTATTGATGGGTTAAATACATTTATCAGATGTTGGTCATCTATTCCTACAATGAATGATGATGGTGACCATGTTGGTGGTGTAACTGGTGTTCTTAAATCAATAGGTTACGCAATTAGACAAACTCAACCGACAAGAGTCATTGTAGTTTTCGATGGTAAGGGGGGTTCTCAAAGAAGAAAAAAAAGGTTTAGTGGTTACAAATCACAAAGAGAATCTAATAAATTAAGAGTTAACAGACAGTATGCCGACTTGATGAACGATGAAGATGAAAGAGAATCGATGAAAAGACAGTATGTTTGGTTAAACGAAATTTTAGATTATTTACCAATACAAACCATGATATATGATGGAGTTGAAGCCGATGATATAATGGCTTACATATCCACACAACTTCTTAAAGAGAACGAACAAGCGGTGGTCATGTCTACTGATAAGGATTTCCTTCAGTTAGTAGATGATACGACCATCGTTTGGTCTCCTACCAAAAAGAAACTTTACAATACTAAATTAGTAAAGGAAGAATTTGGTATAGAATCAAAAAATTTATTACTATATAGAGTTTTAGATGGAGATAAATCAGATAACATACCTGGTGTTTATGGGTGTGGTATCAAAACATTAGTTAAAAGATTT